TCGGGGATGAAAGTACCCGCAGCGGTTTTGTCTACTACAGCATTAGCTGTAAAGTAGGCACCAGAGGTTTCACCAGCCATTTTAATTCTCCTTAAAAATTAGGCTACTTAACCCGACCCTCTGCGTATGCCTTCAGTAATTCATCTGATAGACTTTGGTAACGCTCTGGGTCAGTACGCATAAGTTTAATAATGTCAGCACGACGATAAACTTTCTTGCGTGATCCCTCTGCTGTTCCGCGAGCATTGCCTGTGTTAGCTGACTTTACTGCGTTCTTACGGGCTGCTTTTTCAGCCTGAACAGTCTGCTGAACTACTTGGTTACGATCCTTCCAGAGCGTAAATAGTTCGTTAGCTGCGTCGTAATCGTACATCTGGTCAGCTTGTACAAACAACTGTGTTCGGATTTTAGACCCTTTAATCCACTCAGCAAACTTAGGATCTTGAAGCACTGCTTCCATATCCGGGTGTTGCTGCCGAAGTTGTGCTAGAGCAGCTTGCTTTTTAGCTTGCTGTGTGTACTCTTGCGCTTCTTTGATTCTAGGGTGGTTATCTATAGCTCGACTGACAGCACTCTTAGGATCAACAAAGAAATCTACATCATCTTCATCGTCGTAATGTTGCTGTTGTTGAGGTGCTTGTTGGGTCGAGAGTTGTGTCTGGATGTAATCATCAACAACTTTACGTAACTCGCCTACTTCCGTACTCTGCTTACCTGAAAACTTCTCTAGTTCTTGGTGCATCTGTACGAGGTCTTCAACAGATTTACCACGGTACTTTTCCGGTAACTCAGGCTCCTGAGGTTGTTCCTCTACTTCTTGAGGAGTCTCTGTGGTGTCCTGTGTGTCGAGTTGGTCAGTTGTTTCGAATTCTTCTTCCTTACGCTCATCAATTAGTGTTGCTCGTGACATTCTAAACTTACCCCGCCTATTATTATTAGGTTATGGAGGATTGAAATGGGAGTTGCCTCTAGACTTGAGATTCCCTGCTCTTTGTCCCTGCCTTCTCGTGTTCACGTACCCACTTCATGTGCCTACCGGGGAAATCCCCAGAGGAACCTTCGAGTATGTGTTGAGTGGCTGAGACGATCTTTGTAGCGTTAGCGCCACAACCGCACCTACTGGCTGTTACGTTACCATCTACAAATTCTTCAAATATATGTCCGTTAGTACAACGAAAGTCAAATACTTTAATCATCTTCTTCAGGCTTAGTAGCCTCATCATAGTTAGTCTTAATGATGTTCTCTAAGTTCAGTAAGTGGGCTAGTACGTTTAGTTGTCCCTTACGAAAGAACATATCGTCAGCATCTTTAGTGGCTTCTACGCTATTAATTTGTATAGCGTTGTTACCAAAGTCCTGCATGAGTTGTTTCCAACCGTCTGTAATAAAAAGACTAAAGTATGCGTCGTAGTACTGCTGTGTTTCTTGATCCATCTTGAGGCCTCTCGGGTTGTCTCTTGTGTTTACACTAGGTGTATACTATAGTTTCCTGTAGTATACCCTTATTATACCATACTTTTGACCAAAAGTCAATACCTAATGGTACTATTACCGTTATTTCTTCTTTTGCCTGACGCGGTAACGGAGTGTTTAACACGCGCTAATCCGCTTCGTTTGCGGAGAATAGATTCGTTAATCTCCGCATCTTTGCTGCAACGGCTTAGGACTTCCTTTTGGTATTATTACCGTTATTTCTTTTTAGCAGTCCTAGCGGCCTTCCTGAACGCTGAGGCTGTAGGAGCGCCTTTAGATCCCGGTTTACGCATCTTTTCGCCTGATCCAGCAGCAATTCTCCTGCGTTTGGCGTGGATGTTGCTATACAGTCCTCTTTTTGCCATTTTTACGTACCTTCTTTAAGTCTGCTGCGGTAATCTTCTTGCGTGGAGGTGCTACCCTAGCCAGCTTCTTTTGCTTTGGCGTATACTTAGAGTAAGGCACTTTATTTGCCCTTTGGCTTAGACTTTGGCTTCTTCTTCTTTTTTCCGTAGTTATACATTGGCCTTCTCCTTTGCTTTTTTAGATAGGTCTTTATAGTGGTACAATTTCACAGAAGTTTTAGTGTGACTCTTGTTAGTATGCAACGAGCCATCAGGCATCTTGTGTGTGTTTCCAGTCCACAGAGTACCGTCCTTCTTGTAGTGCTTCATGTTCTTAGCCATTACACAGAACCCCTAGCTCTTCCATTGATACAACCCATTGCTTGGGTATGACTAGCTCTGCGTCTCCTTCGGTAATTTTACCGTCTTCGACCAACATATGTGGACATATGATTATCTTGTCCTCATCGTTAACCAAGACAGCACCACAGGATACAGCAGTAGCTACTTTAGCTTGCGTAAGCTCGTCTAACTCGCGCCAGCCCACGTTTGCTCCTCCTTGAGCATCTTTCCACACAACCTTGTATATCTTTACCATTTGACTTTATCAGCCCAGTAAGCAGCAGAACATTTTCCTTTAGCAATGTTTTTTGCGTGTCTAGCTTTGAACGACTTTCGTCTAGCTTTTTCTGAAGCTGATTTTGGATTTTTACCAGCACCTGATACTCCTTGTTGTCCAAACCTGATTGTTTTAATACTACCATCTTCACACTTAGCGACCACTACATGAGACTTTGTGGGGTGATTAGGCGTCCTCTTTGGCTTGTTGTACCCGCTTACCCCTGCTCGTGCTAGCCTTGGGTCCTTCTCCTTTGCCATTAGACTTCTCCTGTTGGACGAGGCCCGACATTTGGTCCTCTAGGACCGCGACTTTGGCCTCCAGCATTTCCAATTTGTTGAACTGGTCTTGGAACGCTTGGTTGATTTGGTGAAGGAAGCTGTTCATTTCTGTTTGTGTCATTAGCATTACGGGGCGATGCTCCTCTGTTTTCTTGGTTGTTTAGCGACTTCTCCTTGAGTGCTACCTCAGCAATCTTCAGCCTACGCTGAAACTCTCTGTCATCTGCGTCACCTTCTCTGAGATTACGTGTGATAGCACTGATCTTGTCGATCTCAAGCTCTTCAGGAGCCAACTGAGCGTCGATAGCGTACTTAGCCGCCCTTGCTTGCGACTCAGCGGCCTGTCCCTGTAGTGCTGCAGTCTGTGCCTGCTGGAATTCTAGTTGAGCCTGTTGAGCCATCATAGCCATCTGCTGAGCCTGAGGATTAGGCTGTGCAGCTTGTTGCATTGCAGCGATAAGCTCTTCTCGGTTGCTGAGGTTCATGTTGTCGATGATGCTCTGGATCAGCACAGGGTACAGAGGACTGTCCTGCTTCATCGTCTGCAACAACTGTACAAGCTGAGTTACTTCGTACTCTCTAGCGATAATGCCTAGCGTACTGGTAGCGTTAAACTTGTAGTCAGCCACTGGGTAGTTTTCTGGGTCAAATTGCATATACCTATGTGCAGCCTTGGTAACAAAAGGCAACAGGAAGGACTGCTGGAAGTTAATCAGGGTACGCTTGTGGCGCTTGATGATCGCGCCTAGAGACATACTTATTCCTGCGGCAGTCGCTTCGCCATTAACCTGTCCAGCAATACCGGCGCTATCAACAGCTCCTGTTGCTTGCTGTACCATCTGCTGCAAACTCGCAGCTTGTGCAAAAGTAATCTGCCCAACTTGCCCAAAGTTGAACGGTTGTAAGACTTCACGGGGATCTCCGTTAGTCAGTATCATCTTGCCGGGACGTACTTCGGGCTTTGCGCCTCTCGGCAGTCGGGTTGCGTCTATGGCAAGCATTGGGTGGATAGTAAGGGACAGTGCGTCAATACGTGCACGTAGCTCGGTGTCTAGAGCCTTCTGAGAGTTGTAACCTTTCTCGCAGACTCCTCGTCCCCAGAAACGTCCGGGTACTACGTCCCAAGGGAACGCAACAACAGGACGGTCTTGCATCATGTACGGGTTTGCTTCTGCCTTTAGTAGCGTACCGCCATTAGCGATAACTACGACAGCCTCAACGTACATAGAATCTGATTCAACGTCTACATCTTCTGCTTCAAGCAACTCACGAGGAACTAGACCGTAGTACTTCGTCAACCTAACCTTATCGTCGTTGTAGATCGTGAGGTCTTGGTCAGGCTCTAGGTCTGTGTCAGGAGCCGCTGACTCAACGTATACGTCTCTGTACACGCCTTGTTCTTGCATGAGTTCTACTTGGTGCTTAGATACGAACTCATCAATAGCAACACCCATAGCGTCGTCTACAGACGTTGC